AACAAGCCTTCAGGATCACTTATCCTAAGCACCCCGTCACAAGCCCCGCCATAACTAGCATACACTCGCAGTCGAAGTAGTGGTTGGCTCTTCTGGGTTTATTAACCCATTTATACCTTACCTCCCCATAAGCGTTTACTATTTCTTCGCGACGCTCTGCTTTCATTTGGGCTAGGTAATCCTGAATTATATTGTCAGGTAATGTCCAATCTGGCCCAATTCCTTTTATATACTCTGATAGCAAATCCTTGATATTTGGATTTGAATACAAGAACAATCGCACGGGTCTGAATTTGCCTTGATCAACAGTTCCTAAAGCCGGATCTATTTCGCTGTCTTTCCACACCTGTTTTATACCATCTACGATGTATCCATTATCTCTATCCTCACCCTTTGCTGGTTTCCAAGCATAGTCTGTTCGCATAACCTCATTGTAAACGGCAGATGTTTTAAACCCAGAATCAATAATGACGTCATCTGGATCAACTCCAAGTTCTTTTGCCTTTTCTCTCAAATCCTCAAAATCAGGAACTTCTCCACAATCAAAAAGCCTAGATGAGCCATTTGGGCCAAATGCCCTACATACATAATACAGCCTATCCTTTTGAACATCCGCAGATAAGAATTTACGATAATCGGATGGTGGTCTGTCCAGAAGCTTATAATCTGACTTCCTTTGTTGTAACCAATCCTTATCATTGTATTTTAGTCTATCCTCCCAAGGTTGACCCAAGGACTCGCAAATGAATGCTTTTAATGGTTCAGGATCACCCCAACTTAGCGCTTTTTTTGATGTCAAAAATTCTTCGACTAAATCTCTCCATTTTACCCAAGTAGGAAGTAGAGCATTCCATGTATATGATTTTTTTGACTCTGGAGCTGATGGATTTAAAGACACCCAATCACCCTTAGTAAGGTTTCTTCTCTCGAAAGGGGTGTCGTGCGTTTCATGCGAACAAAATGGACACTCAAGTCTTATGGTTTTAGAAAGAATATCAAAGTTATATTGACCGTCTGGCTTAGTGGTTTCATTTACATCCCATTTCATGTACTCCCAATTCAAAGGATGCTTTTTCCCGCACTTAACGCAGTCTACGTGCCAGACATATTGATTACCCAACAAAAACTGTTGGTGAACCGAATCATGTTCTTGACCGGGTGTGGACACAATTACCTGTCTAGCATTCCAAAATGTTCGCGTTCTTTTAAGAACCATAGGCAAAGCGCCGGGCGGCCAGTTTCTTACCTCATCCAAAAGTAACCACCTACGAGGTTTTGACTGCAATTTAGATGGAGCATTTGATCCCACGACCTCTAAGGTCATACCGGGAAAATAAATCTCCCTACTTTTTGCAAGTCGGTTAGACTGTGGAATCTTGTCAGACACGGGCGGACACGCGCGAAGGGAGGGCATCAAGCGCTCTGTCGCAAACTTGAGGGCTTCATCTTCATTTGAGGTAACCCACATACATGGTCCGGGGTCTTCAGAAATCAGCCAACTAAGAAGTGCGAGCATTGTTTCTGTTTTGGCGCTTTGCGCCGAACACATTATGGATATTTGCTTGATCTTGTTGTCAGCAAAATCCTCCATAAACTTGCGAACCCAAGGTGAATTATCAGACCTCCAATTACCGGGAAAAGGAGAAACTGCAACCCTAAAATTATCTTCAGCCCACTCCCAAGGAGTTCGCCGATCTGCGGGTTTCCAAGCGACCCTTGCGGTCTTTTGGACTATATTCAAGCTTATCTACGAAACAGTCTTTTTACGCCGCCAAGGAGTTTGCTTTTATCTCTTTTCATAACCCCCATTGCTCTGCCAGCCAGACCTTTCATTCCACCTGTGTTTCCGAAATTCTTTTTTACCTGACCTAATTTGTTGCCAATTCCTTTGGTATCTTTCACGCCAGACATTAGTCCTCCACCCTTAAGAGAATCACCTCGCGCGGCTGATGCAAGTCCATAGGCTCCGGCACCCAGCGCACCTACCCCAGCTACTTTCGCGGCAGTCCCCAGAGCCGAACCTTCTTTCTTCTTTTGTGGTTGAGCGTAAAACTCAAAGCTATCATCCATTTTCGCTTCAAGTGAAATCAAGTGATCCATGTTAGCACTCATACCATATTGTTTTTGTATTTTCTTTTTCTTCATAGAAAGCTTACGCAAATCGTGCTTATATCTTGCCAAACCCTCTTTTGTGTAAGGGTACTTCTTGTTTCCTATCTGTGGCATGACTAAAAATTACTGTTTTCTCATTTGGCTAAGATAATCTTTACGCTTGTCCGATCCCATTGCTTCGCCTGATCGATCAAATACCTTTTTATTCTTACGTCTCTTGTTTTCGCGCTCCTGCTTCTTAGCATGTTTTGCTTTGTTTTTCTGGCTCTTCAATGCCCTTTTACTTAAAGGTTTTCCTTTTCTAAGGGCTAACAAAGTGCCTGCTATTCCAAGCCCTACTCCTGCTGTACCCCCTATTCCTGCCCCAAGTCCAGCCGCTGCTCCATGTCCAATCGATCCAGTAATAGACCGTGGTTTCTCTGGTTGAGCTGCAAATTCGATTTCTTCGGCGAGTCTTTCTCCCCGTAGGCGTATTACTTCATCGAGTTTAGCATCAAGTTCTATAAATCTTTGTAAGTCCATATCTAATATTTTTTTTGTCAACTACTTCTTAATTATTTTCGCCAAATTGACGGCATTCATACCTAAAACCTTTAACAATTTTCCTATACTCATTTTGGAAATCATAAGCTCTGTTCTCTTCAGACCTCTGCTTATACCCTTGTTTGATAGGGTGTTTCTCATTTTTCGCGCAAGTTCTTTTTTGGCGTGATCTGGTAGATCAGATACCCTTCGATAAGATTGCGTTTCAGGCAAACCCACCCTCTCACTAGGGCTTACACTACCAGCCTTAGAGCCTTTTCTAAATTCTCCAATTTTTCCTGTGACCCGTGGGTGACGCGGGTTTTGTTTCTTGGCTTGGCTTGGGCTTAGGTCAAGTTCTTTTCTTTTCTTGGATTTGATAGCTGGATTACCACCCTCTACAGCAGTTGTTTGTTTGACCTCCCTGACTTGTGCCTTTCTTTCTTTTTCTCCCTTTTTTGTTCCATAATTAGGGTCTCCACGTTTGGGTCTATCTCTTTTTTTACCTTTACTCTTAGCTTCTTTTATCTTCTTTTTTTCAATAAGTCTTTTCGCATATTCAGTTGGCTTAGGTTTTGTTTTTTCTTCTATGGGATTTGTATTTTTAGCCTCAGTTAAATCTTTTGGCAGAAACTTTCCGCGCTTTCTGCGATCAAATCTTGATCTTTCGTCATCGCTCAATGGTTTTGGTGGGGTTGCAAATTCTAACTTTCTATTGAGTTCTATAAGCCTACCCAATAAATGATCATTCTTATCGAAGTTTTCTGAAAACTCTTTAGCTTCTTTTTTAAGTAGGCATTTACCCTTAGACATACAGGCAACCTTACTTTTACAATAAGCGCACCTGCGAAAAGAACCTGCGTCTTTTAAAGCTGGAAAATCCATGTTAAATGGAGTTATGTCAACTACCTGAATGAAGAGATTCTAAAGCTTCATCAATAGATTCTTTAATTCTTTGTTCAGCCTCTGGAGCATCCATGCCTATGACAATGGGCGCAAGCTTGGATGGTATTGAGAGTAATGTAGTCTTTGCTTCAGTAACCATATCACCCACCCATCGTACAACATCTTCATTTAGAGTATAATCTCCACGCTTTGTTTTGATCTCAAACTCTATCTTTTCGCACATCAGTTTTAAGTGTCTAATTTTAAGATCATGGAGGTCAAGCTCCTCATCTATGTCTTTCTTCTGTTGACCCTTAACCCATATTTTCGTGGCACTTATGTCCCATTTTCCATTTGAAAGTGGCGGGGGGAATCCGGCTTCCTTTCTCCACCTTTGTATTGTTTTTCTATCTACACCTAATACTTTCGCCAGCTCAGTTTGATTCTTCGCATACTTGTCGTGTTTTTGAACTTTTATATATTGATCAGCTAGAATTTGGTGAGCCTTTTCCAAGTCTTCATCAGATACATTTTTACCTGTATCTATGTCAGACATGATCTTTTCAGCCCATTTTATAGTCATACCTATATATGATTTTTTTATTAAATAGGATCAAGCTAATTACGCTTTTTTGTTCAAAGTGGCATGGCTTTAACATAGGTAAACTTATTAAATTTAGTGTGTTGCAACCTATTGATTATCAACATCTTAAAAAAATGTTATCGACATTCGGCGAAAATTTTCGTAACATATTGTCTTTCCTTGGGAGAGGTGTGCCCAAGGGGGCGGACGCCCGAACGCGCACAAGCGCACAACGTGCGTCCGTGAGAGCCAACCGATGAACAATCGGGAGCATGCACCTGAGCGTGGCGCACAAGCGTACACGACAGGTGCGTGTGCTCACTAGACCACCACCCTATTGGGTTACACCCTTGTGTATGAGCGCATACATACATGCGCCCACCTGTGAGGATCACAGAGAATTTTCTAGCGTACACACACCTGTGTGTGCGCACAAACAAAAAACAAAACCACGCGCCCGTGAACAAATAAGCGGGTGCGCATACATACACATGAGCGTAAAAGCCAAAACACAAAACCCAAAGTTCAACATGCTCGACGCGCTTGAGCGCGCAGGCATTGCGTCCAAGAGCGCGAAAGCTGCAATAATCGATATGCCTGTCAAGGACGCACGCGCCCTTGCACGTGCACAGGAGCCTTCAGGCGCGATAGCCGAGCCAAAGGAGCTTATCAGCATCGGTAACTACGTGCTCTCGGATGAGCGCACGTCCCTGTGCGTGATCGCTGGTGAGTTCGAGTTCGACCAAAACGTTGTACGCGCCCTTGCCCAAATGCGTCGTGAAGCGCACGAAGGCGTGAAGCCCGAACGCACAGAGGAGAAGGTCGAGCACTCCTCGCTCGTGGGCGAGGAAATCGATGCCTTGCGCAAGGACAGGCGTGAAAAATCCAAGGCCAAGCGCGCGCTCAAGCGTGAAGCCGAAGCCTCAGAATCGCGTGAGCATGGGGGTCTGGGTCACGCGCTTGCATGGGTCTTCACGTTCGGAAACTTCGGACGCTAAGGCACAGGCGTGCATACAGGGGGGTCGTGCGCATGCGCGACTCCCCTTTTTCTTTCACGTAACGTACAGGCATGTACACACACAAATTATAATTTTACATTTTCAATTGTGTACGTATCTCTTGAGTATTTTGCCATTTGCCACGTACACACCTAACACAAAAATAATATGAAGATATACTATGCGTTGGTTACGCTAACAACCTACACGTCTCGATGCATCACCGCGACAGGTGAGCTTGAGTGCTATATTCACGCCACATCTGAAGAGGAAGCTCGTAAGATCATCAAAAGTAGTTACGCTGATCATGGCGTAGAAATCGTATTCCCCGACATGGGTGACGATGATGTTCAGCCACCTGCATCGCTTATGGAGGGCTTGTCATGAGTGTCGCTGAAGAATTAGCTGAAACCTTGTTCAATCAGGAGCGTAAGCAAAATGAATGCCTAAGATATGAGCTGTTCAAGGAGCATCTCATGCATGAGTTCATTGAGAGCGCCATTGAGGATTGTTGGGCTGTTCTTGAGGTTCGCAACATTGAGGATTGGGATGATCGCCTTACGGAAATACTTGGCGAAATGGACAAGGAAGATAGGCATTACATCATAGACGTCTACCACAAGATCGATGGATAACGCACTAATGGACAAAATATCTGAGCGTCTCGGAGAAATTATGCCAGAAGAAGAAGTTCCTACGCCCCTAAAATTTCTGATATGCAAGGGGCTGATAGATGGGAGCTTGGTCATAATCAATTCCGCGATGAGAACTGTACACGTAGTAGAGGAGGAAAAATAATATGAGTATTATAACAGTAGGCACACACTTACACTTCAGGGGTGAGGTGTATGTCGTAAAGACAGTACGACTTGGACACGCCAAGCCCGTACTAGCCACATGCGATACAGGTGAGCTGTATGCATTCACAAGCGATCAGCTTCATGAATCAACAATTGTGAGCATGGAGAATGGTAACGCTGAGCACAGGAGGATTCACGATGATAGATGATACATTCATGACGCACAATGACAACCCACAGTCATTCGGAGATCAGGGTATGCCCGCACCTGATACGCACATAAACCTGCAAGGTGGTCGATTAAATTTACCACCACGCGACAGGGACAAGCTCCACGAGGAAGCTGGGCACACGACGAGTGGTCGGTTGTATGCCGTAAACGAAGAGGGCGAAACTATGGACTTCGCTGATGTGTTGCCACGTGGAGTTGATGCTGAAGCATGCCGTAAAGTAGGAATATCTTCATATTGGGCGCATCTTACCCGTCGTAAGCTTGTTGAGCCAAAAAATCATTCCTCACGTGATGATGGTCGGCTGTACATGCAATGCGGTGGAGAGATATGGGAACCATGCACAGACAACCTTGATTATGGGATTGGTCACAACATGCAAGAGCTAGTAAGTCGTGGGCAATTCGACAAAAAAGAGTTCACCGACTTCTTGCATGAGAACTTCCAACTACGTGGAGTGTCCGCCGTGATTGAGATACTAATGAAATGGTACCACACGCGATTTGGTTCACAGCTCGTGTGTGAAGAATCGGTAACCAATGACATGAGTCACACAGACATTGAAAGCGTGGACATCATGGACATACCGTTTCCAAGCGACAGCATTGAGTTCTTCTTCGCAGACCCAAAGATTCCAACCATACTCGTGTTCAAGGGTGGCGTTGGGCCACTCATGACGAGACTTGGGTTGCAACCAATATTCAGCGAAGAAACGCGTGACAGGGAATCTCTGAACTTTTGGGTCGAAACGCGCTGTGGTTCGGGATTCATTTTTCGCGCCAATGAAACGAATTGGGACAGCTTGCTTTCACCCAACATGGAGGATCAAGCGATCTTACCCAACACAATTGCGTTTTCAGCCGAAGAGTGGGTAGGCGCGCGCGAGGCGTTTCTCATGTGTATCAAAGTTTTGATATATGCATCAATCCCACATCATACGGTAGAAACGATTGGCACGAAGAAAAAACACTTTCCTCTCGGTGGCATACCCGGCATCAGAGGTCGCCCGGTTTGTAAATCCACGAGAGTCGTGTACCTGCCAGAAATTCGTAAAGATAGAGAATCTACAGGTGAGCATGTTACCAAGCATGAATTTCGTGGACGTCGGGGTCATTTACGTTTTTACAAGCACAAGAGGTTCAAGAAGAGTGGTCTTCAGAACACTTGGGCTTTCATCCCACCTGTACGCGGACCTAATGGAGAAATGCCTAAAGCCATATTCCGAGTACGTAAACCAAAAGAAGCGCCAAGGAGGGGCGCGGCATGAGTAGAAAACAACACAACATAAGAAGAAAACTAGCAAAGCGTGAAATGTATGAAGCTGAACTTGAAGCTGAATTGCGACGCGCTTTGCACACACACACAGAAAGTGAAGCTCAAGAAGTGATTGATCGAGAGCTACGCGAAAATGAACAACAAAACATATACAAATCACATAACGATCGTGCGTGTTTCACGCCTGATCACCCAAACCACAACACATACACACACAAAAACATATGAAGATTGAATTAGATCCAAAGGACATCCTGTCCTCACGCGCATTCCAGCAAGCCATGTCTGACCTTAAAGCTGAGGTTACGGCGAATACCGACAAGGCTGTACGAGATGTACGCACTAAAGTTGCTGAAGATGGTGGCGCGGCATTGCAAGAAGAAGTCCAAAAAACTCTCCTTGGCGCACCATTCATCCAAGCATTCGCCGACCTAGTCGTGGACAAAGCTCGCACTGCAGGTATCACATTGCCAACGCTCAAGGCAACCATAGGGCGTAAGCTACGTGGGTCACCCGCATCGAAAGCGATCAATACCTATGCTCGCCCAATGCAAGGCAAGTACGAGGGCAAGCGCGCGGTTGCGCTGTTCGGTGACAAGGGTAGTGGTAAGACGCATGAGGCTTATCATGAAAGCATACGCCTGTATGGAGAAGACAATACGCACATGATTGACTGTCATGGTGACGTCATGCCTGAAGCATTGTTTGGGCATCCATGCGCAGAGGGTGATGGAACTCCAGCACTCGGCTGGCGTGATGGTCTAATCACGAAAGCCTTCAGACGCCAAAATGATACAGGTGAGCCACAAATGATAGTGTTTGATGAGTTTTTGCAACTCCCAAGCACGACACTCAATGCACTCAAGTCCTTACTCGGTGGTATGGGCAATGATTATGTATGCACAACAGGTAAGCCGACAGGAAAGGTTGGATCAGCTCGTGGAGTCGAGCAACTACATTGCCCAATCGAAATGATAGGCTTCGTCGTCACATCAAATGTAGGTGGAAGGTATGAAGTTCGAGACTTGGATGATGCGATGCGTTCAAGGCTCAAGATTGTACACATGGATTGCAAAATCACCGACATCAAGCGTGTACTCAAGCCCGTGATTGAGCAACGTCAGGACGCCTATGGTTGGTCTGACGAGGCAAGTAATTGGCTGATGGGGGCGCTCACATCACTACACAGCGACACAAAAAGGTTTGCTAATAATCATGAGCTTGAAACATATGCCGGTACTCGTGAATTGTTGGGTATTCTCACGCAGCTTGAGCATCCTGCCGAAATACTGAATGTATTTGACGAGCGCTCGGTTTTGTGTGAGCGTCCATACTTTGTCGCCGTGGATGACTTCGGGCATCCCAACCCCGACCAGAAGAGACAGTTCAAGGCGCTTGGCAAAAACTTGCAAGAGAAAGCACAAGCGTTCAAGAAAGATATCGCACAGACCGAAGACGACAAGGCTAGATTCGACAGCTTGTTACGTCATGTCATCATTGGATAACACACAACACACACATATATGAAAAAATCAACACATCCCATAACGCCCGTGGTTGAGAGATACCTAGAGAACCAAGTTGCGCAAGCAAGTCTGACAGTTCCTAATGATGGTCTCAAGTACGAGCTAAACATATCACCCGAACAAGGTACAGCATCTTGGAGTCACTCCAAGCTTGGTCACAACATAACGCTGTATGATTTCCATCACACATTGGACAGTAGTACATTCCTTACACGTAACAAAACTCGCCAAGCTACTATGATACGAGATTATGCATCCATGATGGTAGTACATGAGCAAAAAGGTCATGGCGCATTGTCCACACGTGAGCTTGGTGCAATGGGTTCTTGGTGTAACGATAATCGCATACATCCTGACCTGTTGAATATTATGGAGGATATACGTATCGAGTCTGCGCTTAGCGCTAAGCGTCCGGGTCACACGAAATCGAAAGGAGTCTGGATCAACCATCTGGGTATGTTCGTCGATATCCCAACTCGTGCCGAAGGTGGTGACTATGGATGGCGCAAAGCTTATTGGCACAGGTACAACAAAATGCCTGACCCACACATGGCGCCCGAAGCATACCTCTCCGCATTGTGTTGGGCTGAAAGAATACGTACACTTGAAACCAAAGTTCACAAAAGATGGTTAGATGAATGTGCATCAAAAGGGCTAGACGTCAATCGTTGGGGCACTGAGAAAGCGAAAAACATACAGCGATTCATTGACTACATATTCCGTGAATGTCGTGCTTGGCGCAAATATCGCACTACTGAGTCGCTGAAATCATTGCTACTTGAGTGGGTCAAGTTTTTCCCATGTGCGCCTGAAGGAGCATCACGGGTATCAGGGCACAATGATGTTATCGTGAACATGATGGAGTCTGGATGCCCATTGGTTGACCCATATGGAAACCCACTCGATGACGCAACCCCATGCATACCCACATCATCTCCAACTACAGCAAAAAAGCCAACAGAGCCCACGCCCACGCCTGAGCCTGTTGTGCCCACCAATCCCAAGGAATCGCCGAAAGATGATGCCGAAGGTGATGAGAAGCCTGCGACCGCGGAGCACAAGGGTGAGCATGAAAAACTGTCTGACAGCAAGTCGGGGGATGAAGATTTGTCCCACGATGAGCAAGACATTGATATTGGAGATGGAGCATCAAGCGTGTTGTCACATGAGACGCATACAGTTGGAGAACGAATACAGATTGATCTCCCCTCGTGGGTGAGTGACTTCGCAAAACGTGACTCGGACTTCGGCTCTAGCAACGAAAAACTTCCAGCGGACTTCTTCTGATGGGATACAACATAGAAATACGTAACGGTCGGATTTATTACTATGGGCACGACAAGCCATACGAAAAAGCCGACTTTTGGGAATCCGAAGGGAACTTCATAAATGCAACAGCGAAAGCATTCGCGCGTGTGCTTACGGGCAAGGACAAATCCGCAGATCGTAGAGGGCATTGGGGGTCAGGTGGTCTACACCTGAACAACATTACCAAGCTCAACGCGTCTGAGGGTTACTTCCACAAAAAGCGTAAGCACGGTGGTAAACCCCATGTGTTCGTAATGATGGACGCTTCAGGTTCTATGTCTGATGGTCACTTCACGCATGGCTTACCTATCATGGCTGCATTCAATGAGTTGGCTGTACAAAAGAAAATACGATTCGACTTCGTACTTACAGGCAACAAGAAGTCTTGGTGGAACAAATCCAAGCCTGTAGCGCGTGGCTTGTGGGGTCTAATGGAATGTAGGGCAGGTTGTGAGTCATTCGCATACAACCTACCCAAGTACAAAAAGATATGGAAAACAGCCTCAACATTCATCTGTTACACGGATGGTGCGATCACGGATGGTGACATATCACCATCATTGTGGCGTAGCGAGGGCTTGACCTGTATCGGCGCATACATTGGCTCAGACAGGCAACGCAAAGCCATGAGTAATTGGTTTGACCACACAATCGCCGCAAGTAGTAAAGAGCTTCTCGCATCACGGCTCATCAAATTAGTATGATGCAATAACACACAAATAACACAAATATGAGAATAAAAGACCCATACAAAACAGGTGATGCATATTCACCTAGCTTACTAACGACAGATGCGTGCTCACCTGAGCGCGCGCATTTGGCGTTCTCTAATATAAAACTCGCATTGGACATGCTCAAGCATCGCCTAAAGCATGAGGAGGATGGAGAAAAAATAATAGGAGAAATCGACGCAGCCGTAGAATATCACTCGAAAGATTACGTGGTACTGAAAGACTTCTCTGAATGTTTCTCACGCATGCATGATCACATAGAAACTGCAAAAGACGCGATAAAGTTCAAACTTGCGCACCTATCGAAAAATCCTGACACGGATCCGGGCGGACTTGGACGCGACACGGAAAGAGAGACTCGCATGATTGAGACCCTCAACTTTCTCATAATGCTCGAAAACGTGCATCAAGGAAGAGACCCACTCACAGGCGCTCAAGACATAGACATTGGAGGTGCAAATGGCTGAGGCTACATGCGGAGATAGAATACATCGAGCTTTCTCGAATACCATGCGTGATCTAAGCGAAATGGATTTGGGTGACATCGAACAGCTCAACAATTATGCATTGAGCTTTGATTATGTTCGCAAAGGTGCGATCGGGAATCCTGTTCCATGCTTCAGATGGCAAATGTCATGGGGCGGACCACAAGATGAGTTCTTGTTTCCATTCCACAGACAAGTTTTGTTCGTGGGGTATTGGACGAGTGATGACGATGGGCTAAGGTACAATCCGAATGGTACGCAAAAATGCCAATATTGGTTTCGTGATTGGGGAGACTCAGCATACGTAAACCTTAGCAAAGATCATCTCGATATACTGAGACAGGTCATAAACACATATGGATATCATGGGTGCCTTATCGAAGAGTTCAAAAAAGAAAAAGGTATCGCACCACATGGAGAACAGGCAGAAACACACATACACACATGAACATAAAAGAACTAGAAAAACGCGTAGTTACAGAAGTGCGTAACTACATACAAGCTCACGCGCCCATCGACTATGATGGCACAGGCAAGACCGTACTGGATGCAGAACCATTGGTTCGCATGATTGAGATTCACTTCTCACACATGACGTCACCCGACGGAGACTTGCGTAACATGACCATCGAGCAGGCGGGATTGTGGGCAATCGAACAATGGAAGGGCGCAATGGAAGCGCGTAAAAAACCAAAAGGAGAAAACACACATGAGTAGTAAATACAGCGTAATCTGTGCATACACAGCACAATCAAACACAGAGATGACCGACATGATGCTCGAAGTACCACACGTCGTGAAGTATGTCGAGATGGGAGAAAAGAAACAAGTCACCATCTATGCGGAATGTCCAATGGATGCGACCAATAAGGTGCATGAAAGGCTAAGGAAAAAGTATGCAAACATTCGTTCCTGACGCTAGATCGTACAGAGCATCACTTGCATGCCTAGACAATACACGTTTAGGTAATCAAGTGTACCGTGAAGGGCTCACCCTCCTACGTGGGGGGTGGGCTAATCACCCTGCCGCAAAGATGTGGAAAGGTTTTGAGCATCAGCTTGCAGCCTACTGCCTCGCGGGTGCGTGTGAAATGCACTCACGCTTTGCCTGCAAAACAGGTCCATGGAAAAAAGATATCGTAGACAAATGGGTATCCTACTTCTCGCATGAAGTTTCATCAAGACCTTACACGCCCAAGCCATCATGGTGGGGTGACGCTCGCGTACATGACTCACACAAATCAAACCTTCTACGCAAAAATCCTGAGTATTATGCTCAACACTATTGGCACGTAGATCAAGAAATGCCATATTATTGGCCCATATAACACAACACACATATGAAAGATAAAAACCTAATTACAGTGCCCGCAGGCTTTGCGCTTGTGAGCGATATGCAATTCATGGATGAACATCCTGAATTCACAAAAGTATCATTTCCAGTATTGGATGGAGATGTCGTAAATGAACGCATGTGGGTGCGCATCACAGAGGGTGATCGCTACAATGGTAGTGGAATCATCGACAATGAACCCGCATACGCCGAGTACGTGAAGTATGAGGATACAGTTGAGTATGCAACAGAGGGTGATTCGGTCACCCCTGTGTTTAAGCGTAAGATCGCATCTTGTGAAGGAGGTGCGCTGTGAGTATGACCGATGAAGAAATTGAACTACAAGTCGCGACCATACGTATTGCATGTGATGAAGATTCACCATTCAAGGGAATGGTGGATATGTCTGATCTACTACTGTTGGATGTGGATGACGCACGTTCCGTGTGGGATGCGATGGGCGAAGAATTGCAAAAGCAATTCACAAAAATATACATGACACAAGGAGAATCAAAAAATGATAACAATCACGAAAAAGTATGAGGTGTGGAGTGCAAACCACATGATGGCATTCAATGAGTACATGAATATGTACAGAATAAATGAGGTGCGCAAGGGTGTGCATGAAAGTGAGTTTGTAACGCAAGAAGAAGCTCTTGATATTTTCACGCTACAAGAGGGCACGGCACTCATGATACCATGTAAGACAGAATTTCGCAATGGTTCTGTCAGGTGTGTGCCCAAGAATGTGTATGAAAATGGAATGAGTGCGTGGAGAGCAATTGGCGCAAGGCTTTTAGCACTAGCCGCCCAAGGAGGTCGTGAGTTGTTCCCCGATGCACACGAATGTAGGGTGAGAGCTGAAAGGCTACTCAAGCACATAGATTGGTGGCACTGGAGGTCGCAATCATATGCATACAATGAAGAAAAGGATGAGGCATTCGATGGATATGAATATGGCGTCGCGTATGGTGAAATTCTCCAATGTTGCACAAATGAAGACAAGCAAACACTAGCTTTCGTAGAAGATGGGGGCGTGTATTGTATGGAATGTCAAAAACGACTTGATAAAACAAATGAGCATAGCTGATTCGCAATTGATGTGTTGGCTTTTGGTCACATACATACTGTTTAAGGAGTTACGATCATGGAGAAAAAAATTGAAAAAATAAAATCCATGCCCGCGAGCCCCGGCACACTTGATGGTGTTAGAATACCACCCTGTGTGCGTTCGGGGTTCTGTTGTAAAAAGTTTACCTGTTACCTTGGAGTCGCGCATGGCTCCAAGGTTTCTGGTGGCTGCGATTTTCTTCGTGGAGATGAGCCGGGTGCATATGCTTGTGGTCTCGTGATCGATGGTATTATTTCAAAAACCGAAATATACGCGGGAGAGGGCTGTTGCTCTCCATTGGGTAATGTAGCGCGCAATGAAGTTGTTAAAAATCTTACGCGTCAGAACAGGACATAATCCTTTAGGATTATCACTAACGCGCCCATCATTGTTGCAAACAAGCAAAGGTATATGAATGTTAGTATATCTTCAGGATTCATTTTGTGTGGAGTTTGCGGTTATGCCACTTTCAACAGATTAAAACTGTTAAGCAAGGAAATATCCGCCATTTATAAATTTTCTAGATACTTGATTTGGCATTGGAGTCGCAGTCATTCTGGTAGACCAAGATACGAATTGTGCCCCTTCTCCCATTCTTTCAAACGATTTACTTAATCTTTCATGAGAATCCTTCATACGCTTGTGCAAAGTCTGCTGATAAAGCTTTAGCACCCTCTTTATTTCCCCATCAAGTCGTTCGATTTCATATTTGAGGCGTTTAGCTCTGGCTCTGTCTTTTTTGGCTTTGGCTTCCTCATACTCATCTTGGAACTTCTTTCTTTCCTCTTTCAAATCAGACTCAAGTTTGACGTATAGCAGGGCTAGGTTATCTTGACTTGTGCGGTCATTATATGGATCAGAAGCTTTCTCCTTTGCTGCTTTGTTCAAAGCATCAATTCTCTTCTTATTCTCGCGAGCCACTTCCGCTCTTCGTTTGGCCGCCGCTTCCCTTTGTTTCTGGTCGCGCTTGTATTGTCCGGGTGTTTGTCCATAAGGGAAAGCACCACTCCCAAACTCAGTCATCCTTTCGATGGACTCCATAAGTATAGCGCGAGGAGTTTTTTTGCGTTCCGCAACACGCCTAGCAAGAATCCATGCCATGTGGGACCTCCTTCTGGGCTTAATCGTATTAGGACGTAAACGCTTTTTCTTAGTACTCACCTATCAGCCTCCCATGTATTGCGTCATACATCCAAGCGAATATTGGAACGACAGGCGCGTATTGCCAATGTTGAAAATATATGGAAAGCGCCACTCCTACCCAAAAGCCCACGCATAGGGTGCAGGTTACGAGTTCCTTCGTGAATTTAGAAAATGATAAAAATGAACGTAATGGTCTAAGCGGTGTAGCATAGACGAACAGAATAGTAATTCCTACTCCAGCCAATACATTACAAAGTTCCATCCTTTATCTTCTTCTTCATAAGGTCAAACTGTACTTTTTCCAGAATAACTTTTCCTCCAAAGTCATCCGTAATAACCACATCTTTTGTTTGCTTGTCTACACTAATTTGAGGACATTTGTTTTTTCCGCAACATAGCGTGTGAACCATTTTTTTATCATCTTTCATAAATTAAAAAGGGGATGAGAGCTACCCCACAAACTCTCACCCCCATTTGAAACCCAAGTAATATCTAACACATGAGCTAACACAAAAAATTAAGATTCCGCAGACATTTCGAGTCCAGCCTCGTCAAAAGTGAAGGAAGCCGTGTAATCGCGTGACACTTCGTCAGTAGCTGTATTCTCGGAAAGAAATCCTTTGGAAATTGAAAACTTTTCTGGCGTATTGTCAGTAAGATTTACCGCAAGAACCGCATTGCTCCCCGTAGAGGTTGTGATTGTGGCTACAGGAGTAGTGGTGTATCCAGAACCCGCATTGGTTACGTTAACCGATTGGACGATATCATTACTTGAGCCGCCCAACACAAGAGTTGCAGTTGCGCCAGAACCACCACCACCAGTAATGACAACCGTATCGGTGCTTGCATATCCACTCCCTCCATTAGTAACGGTAATAGTATCTACACCTTCTTGTAGGTCAAGATACTTATGCGTGGTGCGTAAAACATGATAAACGAGTTTACGAAAATCTCCGGTAGTCTCATCAGCCTCAGCCGATGATAATGGATTAGCGAGATTACCCTGATTGTTATCGATATCAAAATCTTCAAGAGCAATCGCAACGTAGTTTTTGTCATATGCAAAAGTATTTGATCCAGTTACTTTATCAGCTCCAAGTTTAGCAATTTGCTCAACGACATTCTTATTTCCAACAGGAGAGTCAATAGTGACGATAGGCGTTGCTGCATATCCACTACCATTATCAACCATAGTAATAGTTTCAATAGTACCACGATTTGTTGCATCGGTCTGAGCATAAAGAGCTGCAGTTGCGGTAGCCGTACGATATTCAACAGCTCCACCCGAAAAGTTTCCACTATTTGAAAAGGTAATAGCAGTACCATCAAAACTCGCGGTTTTTGTGTCTCCAGTTACAGAATTTGGATCAGTTCCATTTGAACCAGTATAACTAATAGTAATCACTGCACCATTAGTTTCCGCAGAAAAGTCGGCAACATTTGCGCGAATATATGCGGCGATAGTTGCGGCCAAATCATCATTTGCATTTCCGGCGGCTACTGGATCAACGGCATTAGCAAAATTACTCACAGAAAATCTATTATTGGAATCATTTGCTTTAGCAACCGCCCTCCCATCTCCATTAGAAGGAGTTTGATTCGCTGCTACTACATGCTCCACTTTTACGCCACCAGCCACAACTGAAGCTGAAAAAGCCGCATTGCCATCTATTACACCTT